GGGTACTACCTATGACGGTGGAACAGCTCCATCAAATTTCACAGCTCATTATGGAATGTGAAAATGTTTATAAGAAGCTTCCTCAAGATAGGGATTTACAAGAGTCTAAGAAGCTCATTTATGATAGAATGAATGATCTTAGAAGACTCGAAATGGAATTCAGAAACCTTCACGTAGAAAGAGAAGGTTTTCGTCAAGAACCTGTTGGTGTCCTCCTGAGAGGAGGTCCAGGTGTTATGAAATCTACAATTATGGAACATATAGCTTTTGCTTTTAATGCAGCAACACTTAAGAGTCCTGATTTGGAACATTTCAAGATAAGTCCTCACACGTACACATACTGTTATAAAGCTGAAATACCTCACCAAGATGGTTTTAGCTTAAAAACTAATGTGATGCTTGTGGATGATTTCCAACAAATGCGTGAAGTAGCAGGAATGCCAGCTAGTGAATCATTCTTCATTATTAGAGGAATAAATAGTTTTCAATCTACTCTTCATAGCGCAGCTTTGGAGGGGAAAGGAAACTTACATGACAGGAGTAAACTTTATGTTGCTTCTACGAATGCTGGTCCTAATAGGATCAAAGCACCAAGTGTCAACAGCGTGGATGCTGTTTTGAGACGGTTTGTTTTACAATTTATTGTGACACCAAAACCTGAACTTTGCAAAAATCCAACAGATGATTTGATGATGCAGAAGGTTGATGTATCTCTTCTTCCCAGAACCCAATTGGGTGAAGGAACAGAAGCTGACGTTACTCCCCATCATTTCTTATTCCACAGAACAGATATGCATGGAAACACATCATCAGAACTCGGTGTATTTGAATTCGATGAAGTTATGAAGATGATTCTCGAAGAGGAACATAAAAGAGCAACTTGGGTTGAACAACACAAGCTGAATTTTTTGAAAACCGTAAATGATTATGAATTGCAATCTGCTTATAAATCAGAAGCAACTTCAGAATTTCAATCGTGTCTTGACCCCACTTTAGAGGATTTATTTTCACTATTGCATGATGAAGAAGTTCCAGATTATGATCCTTATGCCTTATTACGGCACAATTATCCTGATGATCAGCATATTGATACGTTCATCGAGATTATTGAGAAATCAAAATCTATTCTTATGGAAGCGTCTTGTTACGGACAGCAGTCTCGTATTTGGAGAAATATACAGTCTAGTTTAAATCCTATCTGGAATTGCTACCAGATGTTTAGGTTCGACAAAACAATCTTACAAAAATTACATTATTGTAGGAGATTGGAGAACTTATATGAGTTTGAGATTCCTTGGGAAGCTCCAAACGCTCTTAAGAGCGAATTTGTGGAGGTGAAATCTATTTCTTCTACGATTAAGAATTTCATGCAGAAAGCATATTCTACTTTCTACGCTCTTTTGGAATCATTTACGAACATTGTGTCCTCACCGATTTTTATGATTTTAGGAATCGCTGCAGCAGCATATACGATTTATTCGTATGTAACTGGTAATGATTCTTCCGAATTGCAAATGAATTACATGGAACCTAGAAATACCAAAGATAGGGTTTCAAAAATGACTTTGAATCAGATTAAAGCAGAATTACAACTGCAAGGCGCTGATACACAAGGGAAAGACATTCTAGATTCAGTTATGAAGAAGAATGTTTTCCGATTGGTATTCAGTAAAGAATCACGAATTATTAAAGATTCAAAATATACTTTATTAGGAAGATGTACTTCATTGGATAAAGGTATGTTTATCATGCCCCGCCATTATGTTGACCTGATTTTTGAAGTAGTTCAAACTGATTCAGAAGTTACTCATGTTCATGTATTAGATGATGAAGGTATTTCAGTTGCCTCGTGCAAGGTATTAGAATTTATTGAAAACACTTCGGAAGAAAGTTTAGTAGAGTCCCATTTAATTGTGGTTAACTTTCCTAGTTTTAAGCCTCTTAAAGGAATTCTAAAATATTTCTTAGCTCAGGACAAGTTTCAGAGAATGTCTTCGACGTTTACTGTAACTTTCCAACTACCTAGTTTGAAAGAATTCAACTTTTCTGAGGCTCACTTGAAAAAGTGTAATTTAAGAGGAGTCGAGGTAGTAAAAGGCCTACAGTATAAAGCTGACTCAGGGGTTGGTGATTGTGGAGTTCCTTTAATTGTTAGAATGCCATCACTTGGTGTTGAACGCATCATCGGCTTCCACATTGCTGGACTTCCAAAAGGAAAAGGTTATGATGCCTATGCTGGAGTTGTAACCCAAGAGGATATTATGAAAGCAACATCTAAGTTTACTAATGTGCTTGAAGATGTTGCTCATTCTTCTATAGATGAGTATTTGGAACCTCAAGGAATTCCTCCCTGTATTAGTGAAAGTTTCACTGTACTTGGAAAATATCCAAAGAAACATTCACCTTACGGAAAGTCGCGTATTATTAAGACGGATCTAAATGATCCTATTTTTCACACGACGATTATGGCTCCCGCTATGACTATGCCTCGTGCTGGTATTGATCCATTCGCTAAGAGTCTTTCGAAGTATTGCAAAGTTACTGCCAAACCTGACATAGATATTGTCAAGAAAGCAGCTGAGGATTTGAAATGTGAATGGTCTAAATATAAGCATTTGAAACCTTCAATGCCAATGACTCTTGAAGCGGCTATATGGGGTTCAGCCGAACATGGACTAGATTCCATAAAAGCTTCTACTTCTCCGGGCGCTCCTTTGAAATGGGAAGACAAACATATCAAGAAACGTCTTTTCGGTCCTGAAGCTATTAGAGGAATTGAAAACCCTCAATTTGAAGAAATTCTGACCGATTTCAAACAGTTCCTATTAGATTGTAAAGCAGGAAAACGCCGGTTGTGGTTGTTTACTGACAATGAAAAGGACGAGAGGAGAAAAATTGAGAAAGCTTATTCCGGTGATTCAAGATTGTTCAACGGAGCCGCTGGTTTTGACAGCATGAGGGG